CCATAAGTCTATCGGTTGATAGACCCCGCAGTCTCTTACGAGACCATTAGCTAGTTGGCAACCAGCTAATGCCCCTCATGATTATGCTGAACGCATGAGGACGTTCTTCCTCGTCGTGAGACGTAAGAACATCACCCTCTCGGGCAATATTCTCATGGAACCACTTCAACAAACCTGGTTCACCATCCACGGAGTAGCTGTAAGCTATCTCCTTAAGATGTGGAACTTTCATCTTCAAGTCCTGTATGTCTGATCGGTAGTAAACCGATGCAGGATACGAGACTGAGAGATGAGTGTCCCGAACTAGGCCATTGTGAGGTCTCGCTTCTGTCATCCACGAAGGATAGACAGGTATTCTCATCCGCTCCATGAGCGGCTCGAGAACGCGAACAGTCTGCCAGAGACCGGCGTTGTAACACCGGTTTCGAAAGCTGACTGCCTTACTCACAAGGAGTGCATCGCTCCGTGACCTTGGAAGGTCAGCACGCAAGCGGACAACAGATACGTCTGTACCGTTGTACCACTCTGCCCCACAGGACTCTCGAAAGAGACCCGTCCAAAAGGACTTAGAGGTATTGACTCGGAAACCGAAGTTTTCGAGTCGCGTGACTACGGAGCCTGCCGTGCGTACGGGAATGATGATATCATCTCCGTATACACTCACCCTATTCACAAGACTGCGAATAGAGGGGTAACGACGATCAGCACTTCGCCTTTGACAGGACGAGGCAATGGCAAGAAACACCATTGTCTCGACTGGAAAGGTAAGAGCTGAACCCATGGAAGCAAATTTATGGATGGGGCGAACCTCATCATTGACATTTGCTACCCGAGAACGCGTCGCGTCCAAGAACTCGAGGACATTCGGCCAAGGTCTGAATAAGAACTTGACTAGTGCCCAAGAGAGGCGATCCGAGGCTTCACTAAGATCTAGTGTAGCTAGGTAGCCAGTGAGTGACCCACGTCGGGCCAGCTCCTGATTCCGTTCTTGATCGGGAAATCCCATCAAGAGTCGAAGATCAGTAGCCTCTACAAGATTGTAGAGCTCTCGCTTTAGAGCCTGCTGTGCATACTGCACGGTTGCAGGTTCCATTGCGATTATCCTTGGAGTTGACATGGTCTTGGGAACTGCGATAACCTTCACAGGTATCTCAGTTTCCAGGGGCTGCGGGCACGCGAGGGGCATCGAAGTAAGATTACTTCGATACTTCCAGGATGGAAAGACCGACTCAAGTCGATCTGGCCAATACCCAAAATCCCATTTCTGTATAGGCTTTAGCCTATCAGCGGTGGATCCGGGTCCGTGTTTCGGGATTAGCTCGAGATTCTCGATCTTACGATCGATCTTCGAGAGCAATCCGGAAAATAAGTGAGAGAACATCAAGAAAACTTCTCGATGTTCCGAATTTTCAAGAGAAAATTCGAGTTCACTTAACTCCGCATCGGTCTGCCAGTACTGGTCGAAAGCCAAACGCTGCCTTTTGGGCGTTGTCGGCCGATTGACCTTATGCGTCAGGTAGCATACCTGTCGCACTGCCCAGATTGAATCTGGATCAGGTGTACTGAGTAGAACCCCTTCAGGTGTGAAGATACGCGTGAGGAAACCTCGTAGTAATACGGGGAGACCTCCGACATACCGCACTGCGGTATAGTCGTGACGCGGCCAAAGACCGGTTGCAAGTCCTTTCTCAAGGGACTTGGCCAGCTTTGGAAGAGTGATCGTTAAAAACGAATCACCCTCATCTTCAAAGCGACGAGAGATTCTTTCAGAATCTCTCGACACATCGACAGAGCAATGGAGTCCTGCATCTCGCAGGACTGCCAAGTGGAGGTTTAGTAGGCTTTTCATGGTCCCCAATCAAGGGTGATCATCCAAGCTCATACTAAAGTAGGGTATCGCTACCCTACCGCTAACCCTGCCTTCTTACCGCGCCGAACCAAACAACCCAAGGCGTTCCGATGATTCGGATACGCAATCGGAAATTGGTACCGACGAGGTTTTGAAGGTGCTGATCACGACGACGACGAGCCTTACGGCTCATGTAGTCATCGTTCACCGGCAAGAACCTTTTTGAGGTTCGCGTTGGTGCTGGCAGTAAGCCAGGTAATCAGTCCTGCCGTTGTCTGTTCGATTTCGGTTTGCGTAAACCCATCAGGGAACGCAAAAGAAACCGTGACAGACGCCTGTACACGCTTGTTGATGGCCGTGAGGACATCAGCAGCGATCTTCTCTCGAGTGATCGAGACAGAAGCTCGCCGACGGGGGCCCTGCTTTTCATTAATGACTCTCTGAGTCACGTAAAAAGTGGTACCTCCGGCGAGGTCAGAATAGACATTCGACACGTTAGTGTCAGAAGTCTTCGGCAGAGAAATAGCCGCTCCATTGATGGTAACGGACTGCGGATCAGCGAGCATGAGCCCTCCAAGGTGAGTGTTGTGTGAGTTTCCCTTTGTTAAGCTGAAGGGTACAGCTCATTCAGCGCCCGATCTTTGTGAGACCGAGTGCTAGCAGAATGGCATTTTGGCCCTCGTTGAGAGCCGCGGTGCCACCCGCTATGAAACCGAAGGGGTTCGCACGAACTCTTTCCTTCCTAATGTATAGTTCACTGCATCCATCTTGAAAGGTGGACCCGCTGTGAACATATCCATTGTTCCGGAAAGAGAACTTGCCGTCATAGAATGAGAAACTTCGATAAGTTTCCATTCCATAGGCATATTGTGCGTGGACCCGATCGTCGGCTAACTGCTCAGCGAGCGTTAGCGAGTCTCCCACATGGGAGAACCAGTCGACGAGCCATGACCAGGGAGCAAGCTCCCAGAGCGTGGAAGGGGTGACATTCAGATCAACTAGAGCCGTCAAACGGTCATAGAAGTTCTGAGGGTCGAACCCAACCTTGGGGAGAAGGAAAAAGTTTCCTTCAAACCAAGTTGTGCGCTCTTGGAGGTGTACTCGGTTACCGGTGAAGGATTGATTAACTCCTCCACCACCACTCTTAGAGTAGTCGTAACCGAGAACACGGTGGATCTCACGTTGCTCAGCAACAGTGAGGAAGGCAGGTAAGTAACCCCAAGTAGGGGCGACTTGCATACCTTGCACAGGGCTAGCAACGCTAACCGGTGCAATCTCCACCTTTGTCCCTCTCGATCGATGAATGGGACCTATGGGTTTTGTAACCCATGAGGTAGCGTCCGCTAGGGCGCGTGCCGCATTCTGCAAATCGTTTAGAAAAGGTTTCCAACCGAATTGCACATTGAGGTAATCGGATCCGGCAGACTTGAAGAAGTTTGCCTTTCCTTTCAACAGCTCAGGTACTAATCTAGGAAGCCCCTCACGGAGCTCCCCAGCAAATACCGCAGCGTCGAAAACCTCAGATCGAGGAGCAGCTCTACTCCAGAGCAACTTGGAAGTTGCATCTGCAGTAGAACCAGCATAAGCGAAAGCCGGTGAAGTCCACACATTCTTGAAAGAATATGCGGTATTCACGGCATAGGTTTCAGTGAAATCTATGCCTCCGGTTCGCTGCCAGCGTTCCGATTTGAAAGCGTGACCTCGGTCAGGTTCCATGGATGAAACATCCATGCCCCTGGCCTTTATGGCACTCTCCCATTTTGTATCTCTGGCGCTGGTCAGGAAATACCCATAAGGGTCAGCGATGTATTCAGGAACTTCCTCAACCATCACTGCTTTCTTGGACAGATAGGTACGATAAGTTAACAACTTATCGACCTTTGCAGGAGCAACGCTCCTGTAATCGGGGGAAATAGCTCCAGTGGGTTTGTAAACCCCCTGAAAGCTAGATTCCTCGATCCCGTCCAAGTAGATTTCCTTGTAATATGGCATGGTCAACTTTCGGTTTCAGTGTATTGGACACAATGTCAGGTACACAGTCCTTCCA